ACGTCGACCGGATCGCGACGTGGCGTTGATGGCCGAGGCATGGGGCAGGATCGCACGCCGTCGCTCGGATGTGAGCTTCGTCGTGGCTGGTCACCTCGCGCCTGTCATCGCCGAGCACGTGCCGTATGAGCGGCTGGCGCCGATTCCGTGGCTGCCGATCCATCAGTACCCGTCCGCGTTAGCCGAGATCGACATCGCCTGCTGTAGCGTGTCTGACGAGCCGTTCAATCGCTGTAAGTCGGTCATCAAAGCGTACGAGGCGGCGGTCGCTGGTTCGGCCGTCGTTGCGTCGCCGACGCTCTACGGCACGCTCATCGAGCACGGTAAGCATGGGTTTTTGGCGTCGACGGTCGACGAGTGGGACGAGCATCTGACGACGCTGCTCGATCGGCCATCGCTGCGCTCGATCATGGCAACGCGACTGCGCCGCGACGTCGAGCGGCGCTCTTCTCTGCGAGAGAACCTCTGGAGATGGCCGGCCGCCTGGTCGTCGATCGTGGAGGCTGCACGTGCCCGCATCATCGTGGCGTGAGCCGCCGCCGACTGTCGTACTTGAGGCCGTGCGCTGCAAAGCGTGCCGCCGCCGTCTCGGTGACTTCGACGGCAAGGGGCGCGCCGAGATCGTCTGTCCGAAATGCGGTGTTATGAACACGATCAAGCCGCGCTAGCGCCTCTCTACGTGCTCACCATTGCAGGGTACGAGAACGTGATGTAAGCTAGCAGCAGCGTTACCCGTACAGAGGGCCATCGAGCCCCGATTCTGATGCCCATTGAGGCGCATGGATCGGGGCTCTTGTTATGGCCCTCGAATACAAAGCGGTCCCGTTCGCCGTCAAAGAGATGGTCGACGTCACCGGTGGCGGCTGGGAGATCGCCGGATTCGCATCGACCTGGGGCGATCCGCCAGATGCCTACGGCGACGTCATCGTGCCTGGCGCGTTCGCCGAGTCGATCGGCGCACGGCAGACGAAGTTTCTCTACGAGCATCGCGAGCCGATCGGCCGCCAGCTCGAATTGCGCGAAGACGCCGTCGGACTGTTCGGACGCTGGGCGATCGTCGACACGAACGCCGGCACCGATGCCTATAAGCTCGCGAAAGGCGGCGTCTTAGACAGCCTGTCGATCGGCTACACGGTCGACGAGTCGGAGTACCGAGACGACGGCGTACGCCTGCTCAAGCGGCTCACGCTGTATGAGGTCTCGGCCGTCGCGATCCCGGCGAACGAACGCGCGCTCATCACCGACGTGAAGGCCGATCTCGAAGTCCGCGCGACCTGGAGCACGGCCTACGTCAACGACCTCCCGGACTCAAGTTTCGCGCTGATCTTGCCTGGCGGGGAGCGCGATGCTGAAGGCAAGACGACGCCGCGCAGCTTGCGCAAGCTGCCGCACCACGACGGCTCGGGCTCGCTCGACGCCGCGCACGTTCGTAACGGGCTCTCACGCGCGCCGCAGATGACCGGCGTCAGCGATAGCCAGCGACAGCGTGCGATCGGCCATCTGCAAAAGCATCTCGACGGCATGTCGAAAGCGGCCGAGCACGACCATGAGCCAGCCATTGACCTTCGCTTCGAGCTCGCCGCGCGACGACTACGTCAGCTCGGCATTCTGGAGTCCGTCTCATGACCACGCCATCGACGCCGAGCCCCCGTCCGGAGCGCGAGCCGCGAGAGCCGCGCATGCCTGGCTCTCCGACCGAGCCGATGACCGAGCCGACGACCGAGCCGATCGATCCGAACCAGCCTGACGGCCCTCCGCCAGCTCAGGCGCCGGATGAGGAGGACCAGCCGTGAGTATGACCGTCACCGAGGCGCGCGCCGAGATCCGCAAGCTCTACGACGCGGCGGCAGCGATCGAGAACAAGTATCCGGACGGTCTGACGGCCGATGACAATCACGAGGACTACGCCGAAGCAAAGCGACTGCTCGACGAGATCGACGGGCTAGAGCAGAAGCTGGCCGGGCTCGAAGAGGCCGACGAGCGAAAGCGGCGCATTCTCGACAACCAGAAGCGACTCGCTCGCCCAGCGCAGCCACACCAGCACCCGGACCCGAATGAGCGCGGCTCGGAGATGAGCGGCGCTGTCAAGATGTTCGGCGCGCAGTTCATCGACTCACAGGAGTACAAGAACGTCGTTCAGAGCGGCGTCTTGAACAACCCGTCGAACCGCGTCGAGCTGGGCGTCAAGCTTGACGGTAGCCTGCTCGACTATCTGATCAGGAAGGCGCTGGTCTACTCCGGCTCTGGCGTCGGCGGCCCGCTGATCCGTCCGGATCGTGTCGCGGGGCTCGACTATCTCTACCGTCAGACGACCCTGCTTGATCTGATCCCGACGGCAGCGACCACGTCGAACAGCATCGAATATTACGAGATGACGACGTCGACGAATAACGCCGCGGCCGTCGCGGAAGCGACGAATTCGACGGGGACGACGGGGCTGAAGCCGGAAGGCGCGGTCGCCTGGGTGCTCCGCTCGCTGCCAATCGCGACCATCGCCGAGTGGATGCCGGTCACGAATCAAATGCTCGCTGATGCGCCAGCCGTTCGGGGGATCATCGACCAGACGCTCTTGACGCATCTGACGCTGGCGCTCGAAACACAGGTGCTCTCCGGCAACGGCACGGCGCCGAATATGCTCGGCATCCTGTCGAACCCGAACATCCTGACGACGGGGCTCGGCGCTGGCGCCGGCACCAGCATCGACGCCGTCTACCACGCGATGACGGCTGTCATGGTGACGGGCCTGTCGAACCCGACAGCATCCGTCTGGAATCCTGCCGACTTCGAGGTCGTCCGACTGGCTCGCGAAAATAGCGCTTCAGCCACGCTCGGTGGCTATTTGCTCGGGCCGCCGAACGTCACGGGGCCGACGACGCTCTGGGGCCGCCCGGTCGTGCTCTCGCTCGGGATGCCGGTCGATACGGCGCTGGTGGCTGATTTCCAGGGCGCCATGATGCTCTTTGACCGCGAGCAGGCCGCGATCAGGGTCGGTCTCGCGAACGATGATTTCTTGCGCAATATCCAGCGCGTGCTGGCGGAGCTTCGCGCCGTCTTCGCTCTTTTCCGTCCGACTGCCGCCTGCAGGGTGACCGGGGTGTAGGCAGAGGGTGACGGGAGTCTAGAGCATGGCGACGTACCGGGTCGGGCCGGAAGGGGCGACCGTCCTCTCGGCGGATGGCCGCGTCATCCTGCGGCTCCGACCCGGTCACGTCGTTGTACCCGGCATCGTCCAGTCGAGCGAACGGCCGCCCGAGCGCGCGGACGCAGCCGACGTGCCAGACGCGGCGCAACGCGGAGGGCCGTCAGGCGGGCGGCGACCGCGCCCGTCGTACGAAACGAAGCCGATCAGGCCCGACGAGGGGCACAACGATGGCTGATTACACATCGTCTCAACAGATCGCAGCCTATCTCGGCACGACGCTCACGACCGAGCAGCTTCAGCAAGCGGACGTCGTGGCGCATGCCATCACAGACTGGATCGACCATCGGACCGGGCGGACCTGGCAACAGCTCGGGGCGATCGTCGACGAGATCAACGATGTGGTTGGCACGAGCGTCTATCTGCATCATGCGCCGGTCGCATCCGTCGAAGCGGTCGACGTGCTCGACGAGAACCTCTTTCCGCCGACCTGGCAGACGCTCGATCCGTCGCAGTACACGCTGATCGACCCACAAGCGGGCGTGCTCCAGCTCGTCGGCGGCTACGCTGGCGACGCCGTGCGCGTCGACTACACGACCGATCAGACTCAGCCGCCGTCGGACCTGGCGTACGCCGCGACCGTGCTCGCTGCCGACACCATGACGGTGACGCTGCATCCGGAGTCGGCCGGCGTCTCGTCGATCGCGGTCGGTCAGAACGACATCAGCATCACGTACGCGGACGCCGGCTCCGGCGGCGCAAGCTCGGCCGTCTCGCTCGCGGTGCGCGTGGTCGACGCCTATCGCCGCGTGGTTCTGGCATGACGCTGCCACTCGACGGACTGCGCGCGCTCTCGGCGTCGTTTTTGCCGGACGCCGCGTCGATCCTGCGTCCGCTGGTCGTCTCGGACGGCGACGGCTCGTCGGTCACCTGGCAGCAAGTCGCAACCGATGTGCCGTGTCGGCTGTCGCCGGCGGGCTCGTCGGGCTCGGAGGCGGTCGGCACGTCGGCGAGGGTCGAAGCGCAGAACAACTGGACCGTCTGGGTCGCGGCGCTGACCGACGTCGCCGTCGTCGACCGTCTGCTGATCGACACGCGCACGTTCGAGATCTTACGCGTCGGTGCGCGCTCGTACGAGGTCATCCGTGAGTGTTTGTGTCGGGAGATTACGTAAGGCCGAAGTCTCAGGTCTGGGGGTGCGCCATCGACGCCATGCTCGTCGGGCTGGTCTGGCTGCTGATCTATGCGCTGGCGATCGCGCTCGTCTGCTACATCGTGGCCCGCCTGGTCACCCAGTTCGCGCCAGGGTTCGGCCCGTTCGTCTGGATCGTCTGGGCGATCGGCGGCCTGCTCCTGTTGCTCCTGGCGCTGCGCCTGTTCGCGCCACTGATTGGGGCCTGATCGTGGCCGACCAGAAGGGCGTCACGATCCGCGTTGTTACGAACAGGCTGCCGTCGATGTCCGACGCCGTCAAGCGCGCCGTCGTGGCCGAAGTCGAGAAGGGCACCTACGGCGTCGAAGCGCGCTCGAAGCAGCTCGCGCCGGTCCTGACCGGCACGCTGCGTCGCTCGATCCATAGCATCATCGACAAGGGCGGATTGCGCGGGACCGTCGGCCCGTCCGTCGACTACGCGATCTTTATCGAGTTCGGCACGCGTCACATGGCGCCGCGCCCGTACATGCGCCCGGCCGCCGAGCGGGTATTGCCGGGCACGCTCGACGCGATCAAGCGCGCGATCGCTGGCCTGCGCTAATGGCACTCGAAGGGCAGGAGGTCGCCGCCTGGGTCGTCGAGACGCTCAAGGCCGATACGGGCGCCAACGGCATCTCGACGCTACTCGGCGGGCGCATCTATCGCGATCAGGTGCCACAAGCCCAGGCGCTGCCGGCAGCGACGGTCAGCTTAGTCTCGCATGTCGACGAGAACACGGTCGGCGGCCGACGTGTCTTTGCCGTGACGCTGGTCGACGTCCGCGTCATCGGCGACGGCGGGCAGAGCTACCAGAATCAGGCGGCCGGCCGCGTCGA